ACAACCAACTAAAGGAATTGGAAGTAAGATGCTTGATGAAAAGTGTTGGAAAGGATATACCAAAAAAGGTATGAAGACTATGTTTGGTAAGAGATATCCAAACTGCGTGAAGAAAGAAGAAGTTGAACAAATTGATGAAAAGAAAGGATGTGTTCATACTCACAAAGGTGATGAGTGCCCAGTTCATGGTAAAAAAGAATGTCCAGCACTTGAGAAAGTAGATGAGGCAGTAAGAATGCCAGCAAAAACTGGTAATATTATAAGTTCTGTTTTTAGGTTTAGAAGTTCAACTATTATGTTGAAGATATTCTTTCCACAAACTTCAGTACCTAAAAAATCTGATGTTCAAGATCAGATTGAGAAAATTTATCCGGGTGCCAAACTGCTAACTTATAGGGTTTCGGACTATGAACCAGGACAACCAATTCTTCATGCAGAAGGTGCCGCATGGACAAAATCATCAGGTAAGAACAAAGAAGGTGGTCTCAATGAAAAAGGACGTAAGTCTTACGAAGCAGAAAATCCTGGTTCTGACCTAAAAGCACCGTCTAAAAAGAAGGGTAATAAAAGAAGAGCATCATTCTGTGCAAGAATGAAAGGTATGAAGAAAAAATTAACTTCTGCTAAAACTGCAAGAGATCCAGATAGCAGAATAAACAAATCATTAAGAGCTTGGAATTGTTGAGGTTAGTGTATGAGTGAAGTATATCTTGGTAATCCTAACCTAAAAAAAGCAAATACTGCTATTGAATTTAGTCAAGAAGAAATTCTTGAGTTTATGCGATGTAAAGAAGATCCTGTCTATTTTGCTAATAACTACATAAAAATCGTTTCTTTGGATGAGGGTCTTACTCAGTTTCATCCATATCATTTTCAAGAAAAACTAATTAAAAATTTTCATGGAAATAGATTTAACATCTGCAAAATGCCGAGACAGACTGGTAAAAGTACTACAGTTGTGTCTTATCTTCTTCATTATGCGGTATTCAATGACTCTGTTAATATTGGCATCCTTGCTAACAAAGCAGCGACTGCTAGAGAACTTTTAGGAAGGTTACAGACTGCATATGAAAACTTGCCCAAATGGATGCAACAGGGTATTATTGCATGGAACAAAGGATCTTTAGAGTTAGAGAATGGCAGTAAGATATTGGCAGCTTCTACGTCTGCAAGTGCTGTCCGAGGCATGTCGTTCAATATCCTCTTCCTCGACGAATTTGCATTCGTTCCAAATCATGTTGCAGACTCGTTCTTTGCATCTGTTTATCCTACTATTACTTCTGGTAAAAACACCAAGGTAATTATTGTATCTACACCACATGGTATGAATCACTTCTACCGAATGTGGCATGATGCCGAGAAAGGTAAGAGTGAATATATTCCCACCGATGTACATTGGTCAGAAGTTCCAGGTAGAGATGAAAAATGGAAATCAACTACTATAGCAAACACTTCAGAAGCACAATTCAAGGTTGAGTTTGAATGTGAATTTTTAGGATCAGTCAATACTTTAATTGCTCCAAGTAAATTAAGAACTTTTGTTTATGACAATCCTATCCAAAGGAATGCTGGATTGGACGTATACCAACCACCAGAACAGGACCATGATTATGTGATGACAGTTGATGTTGCAAGGGGAGTTGGAGAAGATTATTCTGCCTTTGTAGTTGTTGATATTACTGAGTTTCCTCATAAAATTGTTTCTAAGTATAGAAATAATGATATAAAACCAATGCTATTTCCAAATATCATTTATGAAATTGCAAGAAATTATAATAGCGCATTCATATTATGTGAGGTAAATGATATTGGAGATCAAGTTGCGAGTATTCTTCAATATGATTTAGAATATCAAAACCTTCTTATGTGTTCTATGAGGGGTAGAGCAGGACAGATTGTCGGTCAAGGATTTTCTGGCAAGAAAACACAATTGGGTGTCAAGATGTCCAAGACTGTAAAAAAAGTTGGATCACTTAATCTTAAGACTCTTATTGAAGAAGATAAATTAATTTTTAGTGATTATGAAATTATTTCAGAACTAACCACTTTTATCTCAAAACACAACTCATTTGAGGCAGAAGAAGGTTGTAATGATGACCTTGCTATGTGCCTTGTCATTTATGCTTGGTTAGTCCAAATGGACTACTTTAAAGAACTAACTGATCAGGATGTTAGGAAAAGATTATATGAAGAGCAAAAAAATCAAATTGAACAAGACATGGCACCATTTGGATTTTTAAATGATGGATTAGGTGAAGATAGTTTTGTTGATGCTCAAGGTGATCGTTGGTCTAATGCTTCGGTTGGTGAATATGGTGATATGTCATACATGTGGGACTATCGTTAATGGATTTAGATGGTCAAATAAAACTTGGTCACCTCTTACTACAAGATAGAAAATGTAGATCCTGTGGACAACTAAAAAATCTTGTAGAGAGTTTTTATAGAACTAGAAAAGATAGAGGTCCGGTTGCCTCATCATATTCATATGAGTGTAAAGAGTGTACAATAAGAAGGATAATAGAAACAAAAAACAATAGAATTAAGGACTGGGGATATCCAGATTGGTAATTCACGTCGTGTTTCCCCTATGAAAAGTAACTTTTTAATAAATATTTTTAAACTGAGATCACGGAGAATCAAAACATGGCGACTCCTCAATTATCTCCTGGAGTATTAACCAGGGAGGTTGACCTAACAGTAGGAAGAGCTGATAATGTCTTAGACAACATTGGAGCAATTGCTGGACCTTTCAAAATTGGACCAATCGACGACCCAATCGATATTCCTACAGAGCAAAATCTTATCAATACTTTTGGTAAACCTCTGTCAACCGACTCACAGTATGAATACTGGATGAGTGCATCTTCATATCTTTCATATGGAGGAGTCCTTAAGGTAGTAAGAACAGATGATGACAACCTCAACAATGCTAATGCAGGTGTTGGTATTGCATCGACTACCAGTCTTAAAATAAAGAACTACGATGATTACGTTGGGTTCTATACTGGAGCAACCAATTTTAGTTATGCTGCAAAAAACCCTGGAACTTGGGGTAATGGACTGAAAGTTTGTACAATTGATGACTTTGCTGACCAAAGAGTTGGTGTTGCAACAACTGGTCTTGGTATTGCTGGGGCAACTATCGGATTTGGTGTAACAGCATCATTAGACAATGCAGTAATTCCTGGAACTGGAAGTACTTCCGGATTTACTGGGTTCTTGAAAGGCATAATCGTTGGTCTTAATACAGATTCTAGTGGTGGTACTAGTACAATTGATATTAAAATTGTTTCTCGTGTAGAAACAGTTGGTGGTGGTGCAACAGAAACTGCAATTACTTATCAAGAAGCTTCTGATACAAGAGCATTTGGTACAGGCACAGCAATTCACTTTGTTAATAACACCGGTATTAATAGCACAGGACTTGGAGCTGCATCTGCAGTTTATACCCCAACTACGGCAGTTGACTGGTATGAGCAGCAAACTTTAGGTCTTACAAACGCAACAACTTTCTGGAGATCTATTGCTCCAAGACCTGTTTCTAATATTTACGTAACCGACAGAAACGGTAAGAATGACGGAATTCACGTTGTCGTTGTTGATGATCAAGGATCTATTACTGGAATCAAAGGTAACATTCTTGAGAAGCATGTCAACCTATCTAAGGCAGGAGATGCAATCTCTAATGTAAATGCTCCTCAGAGAATCTTCTATAAAGATTATCTTGCAGACTTCTCTAATAACATCTATGCTGGATATAATCCTTCTCAGCAAACGGATGCTTTCTTCGGTACAACACCTAGAGCAACTGGATTCTCTGCTAATTTTGTTCAAGTCACAACTTCAGATGGAATCTGGGGACAAGATGCCCAAGATGTAACCTTTGCTGGAATTGGAAATGTTACTTATTCCTTAGGTGGTGGTGTTGACTATTCCGCAACTGGTGGAATGAAAGCAGAACTTTCAAACCTCATCACTTCATATGGACTCTTTAGTAATAGAGATGAAATTGAAGTTGATTATCTGATCATGGGTCCAGGTTGTGCAAATGAAGCAGAATCACAAGCAAAAGCAAACTATCTGATTTCTGTTGCTGAAGACAGAAAAGATTGTATGGCAACAGTTGGTCCTCACAGAGGAAACTTAGTTAATATTACTAATACCAACACTCAGACAGAAAATCTAATCAAATACTTCAGTTCACTTTCTTCTTCGTCTTACGCGACGTTTGATAGTGGATATAAGTATCAATATGATAGATTTAACAATGAGTTCCGTTACATCCCAACAAATGCTGATATTGCTGGTCTCATGACTCGCACATCAATTGTTGCATATCCTTGGTTCTCACCTGCTGGTCAGCAACGTGGTGTTATTAATAATGCAGTTAAACTAGCATATAACCCCAATAAAGCACAAAGAGATCGTTTGTATCCCGCAAGAGTTAACTCTTTCGTTACTACACCTGGTATTGGAACACTCCTCTTTGGTGATAAAACTGCACTCGGATATGCTTCTGCGTTTGACAGAATCAATGTTCGTCGTTTGTTCCTTACAATCGAACAAGCATTAGAGAAAGCAGCACAAGCTCAACTCTTCGAACTGAACGATGAGTTAA